AATACTGATTTTCATGGTGCTTGGAGAGCTCCTCGTGATATATTTGAAATGAATCGAGGTTTACTTGACATTATGAATAATTGGGAAGAATATAGAAATAGATGTGCCAATACAGCTAAAGAATTAGATTGGTATAATCGTACAACCGAATTAGTTGAAATTTATAAACAGTTTTTATGAAAGAAGTTTTAATACAAGAATATAGTAATACAAAAATTTTAAATATTCCTTATAAAGAGCCACAAAACATTTTTAATGTTAACTTTGTTGATGGAGCTTTTTTAGAAATTACAGGCCCTGAAGATAAAGAATATAAAGTTTTCTTTATTGATCAAGATACTAATCAAGTTTTACATAGTACTACTATTAACAATAATATGTGGTCTCGTACTAATATAAAGTATTTTATAAACTGGTTGGTTCAAGTATATTGTGATAACGAATTAGTATTTGAGCATAAATTTAATCCTGAAGGTAAAAGAGTTTATATTCATTTAGATTCAAAAGCTATAGGGGATACTTTAGCATGGTTTCCTTATGTAGATGAATTTAGAAAAAAGTGGAATTGTCAAACAATTACTTCAACTTTTCATAATGACTGGTTTAAACAAGAATATTCTGAACTAGAATTTATAATCCCGGGTACTGAAGTATTTGATCTATATGCTATGTACAGTATAGGATGGCATTATGAAAGTGATGCTGTAGTAAATTACAATAAAGTACCTCGTGATTTTAAAACACTTAATTTACAAGAAACTTCAACTGATATTTTAGGTTTACAATATATTGAAGTAGTCCCTAAAATTACCTTACCTAAAGGTGAACGTACTATTAAAGAAAAATATGTAGTTATAGCCCCACACGCTTCAGCTCATGCTAAGTATTGGAATTACCCAGGTGGTTGGCAAACTATAATTAACCATTTAAATAAAAAAGGTTATAAAGTAGTAATGATTACTCAAGAACCTTGGGGTGATTCATGGCACGATTCAAAACTAGGAGGTACTTTTAAAAATATTATAAATAAAACAGGTGATTTCCCTATTGAAGAAAGAATGATTGACATTAAATACGCTGATGCCTTTATAGGCGTAGGTAGTGGTTTAAGTTGGTTAGCATGGTCAATAGGCACCCCTGTAATTTTAATTTCAGGATTTAGTTACCCCCATACTGAATTTAAATGTACTCGAGTATTCCCTAAAAACCCTTCAGTATGCACCGGATGTTTTAATCGCGAATGGTTAAACCCAGGAGATTGGGAATGGTGCCCCGATCATAAAGGAACTCCTCGACAATTTGAATGTACTAAATCTATAACCCCCAATATGGTTATAGGTGCTTTGCAAGAAACTCTTAATATTTATTAACATATGGAAACAAAAGTTTTAACTCAAGAAGAATTAAATGCTTTAAGAGAAATAGATAATAAACAAAGTAATTTAATAATTCAATTAGGACAAATTGAATATCAAATTGCTCTTTTAGAAAATCAAAAGGTTAATTTAAAAAACAGTATCCTACAAGTAGAAAAAGAAAACACAGATTTAGGAAAAATATTAACCGAAAAATACGGAAACGGTAATATTAACCTAGAAACTGGAGAAATAACTACTATATAATTTTGTTTTTGTTTTTAAAGGTTATATTATTTTTTGAAAAAAATTTACATATTTATACGAAAATATAATCTAATCTTAAGATGGCAGAAACTTTAGTATCCCCTGGTGTATTAGCAAGAGAGAATGACAACTCTTTTATTACGCAACAACCAGTAACCGTTGGAGCAGCTATTATTGGTCCTACTGTTAAGGGCCCAGTTGAAATTCCTACAATTGTAACTTCATATTCGGATTACTTACAAAAATTTGGCTCTACTTTTTTAAGTGGTAGTAATGTTTACACATATTTCACTTCAATTGCAGCTTACAATTATTTTGCAAATGGTGGTCAAACATTATTAGTAGCTAAAGTAGTAAGTGGTTCATACACACCCGCAACCGTAGCTATTAGTGGTAGTAATACCTCAGGTTCATTTATCCTAGAAACTATTTCTGAGGGTGTTATTATGAACAGTTCAAGTTCTCTTGATTCTGCTGGAGCTTTAGCAAGTGGATCTGTTGATAATGTTAGATGGCAAATTACTAATGCTTCAACATCTTCAGGTACATTTGATTTGTTAGTTAGACAAGGAAATGATAATACAAACAACCCAATTGTACTAGAAACTTGGACAGGTTTATCATTAGATCCAACAGCACCAAACTTTATTTCTGCCGTAATTGGTGACCAAACTCTAAATTATAATGGTAGTACTTCAAACGCTCAAATAACTGTTTCTGGTTCTTATCCTAATAGAAGTGCTTATATTAGAGTAAAACAAGTAGTTAATCCTACTCCATTCTATTTTGATAATAATGGTGTAGCAAAATCTCAATTTACATCATCAATTCCAACAGCCCAAAGCGGTGCATTTAGTGGTGCTTTAGGTAGTGGAGTAGGTGCTGGTGGTTTCTTATACTACGATGCAATTACTACAAGTTTATCAGCAGCTAACGTAGATAAAATCCAAGGTATTCCAAGTAGTAGCTATGATGGTATGATCGCATTGTTAGCTAACCAAGACGATTATAGATTTAACGTGTTAACAGCCCCAGGCTTGATTAATTCTTACCAAGCTACTCAATGCTCTTCGATTATTAGTAATACACAAAACAGAGGTGATAGCATTTTTGTACTTGATTTAGTACCATACAACTCAGTAGTAAGTGATGCAACTTCTCAAGCTTCTGGTAGAAATACTTCATATGCCGCTTCATACTGGCCTTGGGTTCAAACTATTGATCCTGATACAGGTGCTAGAGTATGGGTTCCTGCTTCTACAATGATAGGTGGTGTTTATGCTTTCAATGATAGTGTAAGTGAGCCTTGGTTTGCACCTGCTGGTATTAATAGAGGTGGTTTATCAACTGTAATTAGAGCAGAACAAAAACTATCTCAATCACAAAGAGACACACTTTATACCGGTAAAGTCAACCCAATTGCCACATTCCCAGGTCAAGGTGTTGTAGTATACGGACAAAAAACTCTTCAAACCGCAGCTTCTGCACTTGATAGAGTAAACGTTAGAAGATTGTTAATCGCCCTTAAGTCTTACATCTCTCAAGTAGCTAATAACTTAGTGTTTGAACAAAACACAATTGCTACAAGAAACCAATTCTTAAGCCAAGTTAACCCATACCTAGAAAGTGTTCAACAACGTCAAGGTTTGTACGCGTTCAGAGTAATTATGGATGATTCCAATAACACTCCAGACGTAATTGATAGAAACCAAATGGTTGGTCAAATCTATCTACAACCAACTAAGACTGCTGAATTCATATACCTAGACTTCAACATCTTACCAACTGGAGCTACCTTCCCAGGTTAAAAGTTGTAATTGATAATATTTATAATAAAATAAATAATATAGCAAAATGGCAGTATTAGACCCAAATGAAATATTTTTCACAGCGTTTGAACCAAAACAGGCGAACCGCTTTATCATGTACGTAGATGGTATTCCATCTTACACAATCAAAGCAATTTCAGCTGTTACTTTCGAACAAGGTGAAGTAGTACTTAACCACATTAACGTGTACAGAAAGGTTAAGGGTAAAACCACTTGGTCAGATTTAACAATGACGTTATTTGATCCAATCACACCTTCTGGAGCACAAGCTGTAATGGAATGGGTACGTTTACACCACGAATCAGTAACAGGTAGAGATGGTTATTCAGACTTTTATAAAAAAGATTTAACTATCGATGTTTTAGGTCCTGTAGGTGATATCGTTTCTGAATGGGTAATCAAAGGAGCATTTATTAAGGGTGGTAACTTTGGTGAATACAACTGGGATACAGAAAATACTGCTATCAGCCTATCACTAACACTTGGTATGGATTATTGTGTATTAAACTTTTAAAAAGTTTTTTATCAAAATTAAATTTGAGCTTGGCTTTGCCAAGCTCTTTTTTTATCTTATAACTCAATCTATAAGGGATAGGTTCTTTGACATCTAAATACTAAACAAACTATGGAAACAACATCATTTATTTTAGGTGTAGCTGCTGTCATTATTCTGATAATGGTTGTGGTTATGTTTATGAATTATATGGAAATCAAAAATCTCCAAAAACAAATCAATATTCTTCAAAATATTGATGAAGCAATTATACGTGATAATAATGCTCTTGAAATTAGATGTATTGATTATTCAACTAACCTAGATAGAAACCTCAGAGATGAGCTAGAAAAACTTTACCGTCATATAGACAGTAGAACTGATAAACTAGAAACTAAAGTATACAAAGATTTTGATCT